AATTCCATAATTAGACACTCCGTTAATAGCAAGCGACATTGCTTGCATGGCGAATCATGCCTCCACATTGGCTTTTTTGCTAATACCATTTTTTTATATCAAAAGCGCCTTTATTCCTTTATTTTCGCCAGTTTGCGCTTCGTCACCCCATCCAAAATGGGGAAAATTCGGGAATATCCCCCACCCCACCCGGCGCCTCTCGCCGGTGTCGCATTCCGCGATTTTCGAGATGTTCCACGGATGTTCCACGATATCCGTGGGATAGCCATGGAATAGCTTCTGGGTTTTGTTCCACGAATGTTCCACAGTATCCATGGGATAGCCGTGGAATAGCCGTTGCTGCTTTATGCAATTAACCGTGGAATAGCCGCAGGGCCAGAATCGCCAGGCGAGCTAACCGTGGGATAGCCGTGGAATAGCTATGGGATAGCCGAAACCTGGTGAATGCGTTCACCGATCCAGCGCATGACCGGGACAGCCATGGAATTGCCAAGGGCTTTGTATCGAGGCCCGTCATAACACTTATCACCGACAAGCGTGTAGTTATCAGGGAAGCCCTGTAGTCTCTCGCACTCAACTGGCGTTAGCCTACGAACACCTAATTTCTCGCGCACATAGGACTGCTGTTGCGCCCCGGGTTCTGCCGCTAGAGCTCCTGCGTAGGACATCTCCCTAACCTCACTCCGACTGTTTTGTGCGAAGCAAACAGCAGGCGGGTCACCCTGACTCAGCATACTAGGGGATACGTTTTTACCAACTGCGCCCATATCACATGCGTTAGCATTGGATTGGAAGCTAAGAACCCATTGCCCATTGTTTACCCATTGGCTTGATCCCCACTTGCGATCAATATTCGCATCAATCGTTGGCATGACATCCGCGGCAGATTGCGCGACCAGCGTACAGGTCTCATAGTCCTGCCGCTCTGCCTCTTTTACAGTTAAGCAGCGCGCTAGCACTGGGACATAAGCGTCTATTTCTATTCGTTCGTTTCCTGTGCGACTGTACGGAGGGCCGTGTGTAAGAGGGGGGGCAGGCTTTTCCCCCGGTTCTCTGCTCGGCGCAGGATTCCCCGACAGGCTTTCGCGCTCAAAAAGTACTTGGGCGGCACGTCGCCAATCTCCAAGGTATCCGACAACGAACACACGTCTGCGCCTTTGGGCCACTCCGAAGTATTGAGCGTCAAGCACTCTGTAGGCGAACCCATACCCGAGTTCAGCCAGCGCTCCGAGGAAGGCTCCAAAATCCCTTCCTCCGTTCGATGACAAGACCCCAGGGACGTTCTCCCAAACCAGCCACTGGGGACGTTCGCGTTGAGCAAGCCTAAGATACTCGAGTGCCAAGTTCCCACGGTCATCATCCAATCCTGTTCTGAGTCCTGCGATGCTGAATGATTGGCAAGGTGTTCCTCCGACCAAAAGCTCGATTGATCCATATTCTTTCTCTTTGATTGTTGTGAAGTCGCCATGCAATGGCACGTTGGGATAGTGGTGTTGCAAGACCTTTCTGGGGAACTTGTCTATCTCAGAAAAGAATGCCGGCTCCCACCCAAGTGAATGCCAAGCCACTGTTGCTGCTTCTATGCCGGAGCAGACCGAACCGTATCGCATCGTAATACCCGTGGAATAGCCATGGAATAGCCTTTATTTTCTAGACCAGATCTCTATGGATTGGTGTGTGTCATCGCAAAAAGGACACTCAAATTCCTTCATGCCGTATTTGCCAGGCACCGTGCCGAGCACTTCCGCCTTGTCAGCCTCAAACCAATCGAGCTCGCAATGCGCCCAAAGCTTTTTGACTAGACCATTCTTGCCCATTCGGAGAGCTAAGTATTCATCTTCTACGCTCATTAGAAGCCCGTCTTAGTACTCAATCGCGCAATTTCTTTTGCGATCACTTGCTGCAACATGATAGGCAGTTGGCGCTCAAAATATTTTGGAACATGATCATTAAATATCTGACGCGCTGGAAATGTCTTTTTCTGATATCTTGACCCTCGAGCCCAGCTTACCATCAGTTTGATTTTGCCTCTTGCCTTGCCCGATTTTGTGTATCCGGTCTTGCCTATCCGACGCCAAAGCCCCCTGTACTTTTCGCCAGATCTGCCTTTGGGGATGCCACCGAAAAATCTCTCCTGCTTTAGATTCTTAGCGGTATATCCCTTTGGGATATTCCCCTGCTTAGTGACGCGCACATTCACGGGCTCTGATAGTTTTTTCTTTTTCGCCACATCCTGGCCGCCATCAACGATCAGGTGCATGTATGGCCTATCTTCTTTGTAATAAACAAAGCCATGCAAATTTCTCTTGCTTCCTGCCTTGTATAAAACGCCCCTGGTTGTCCATCCAGTTGGCCCACCATCCATATATTTAGGCATCGCTTCTTGCTGTAATTTGCGCTGCTCAATCATTGTTTTCTTGATTGTTTGATAAAGCACAAATGGTATCTGCCGCCTCCATTCTGGATCGACAAACGAATTTATTGCCTTCTCATTGATCTTGAATCGCATGTGCATATCAGTGCCTCACAAAGGGCAGCACATTGCCTTCGTGCTTATGAATAACAAGATTGCCGCTACTGAATAGCTGGCTAAGAGAGGCAACAGTATTTTTGCACCACCCGATAGTTGCTGACATAACGAAGTTAAAACAGTGCTGATCAAACTCTCTGGAAACCAGCATCTCTAAAGGATGGCCTTCCCATAGATTGTCATAGATCTCGCCATGAAACGTAGGATAGATCGCGGCTATCCATAACGGCTCCATGCGATCCATGTATTCCACGATATCTAAGTCTGCATTGAGAGCAATTTCTCGGACAGTGATATCAGGCAGAAGAAACCCAGGCAGCTCAACATGCAAGGATTTGTATTGAATTGTCACGTCCTCAAGCTTCATTGCTTCCCCTTTATGATATCCATGGAATAGCCATGGGATAGATTAGCGCCGTGGTTGGCCCAATTACGCAGCTACATGCATAGCCCCCTGCTAGCATTGGGTCTTTCGATGCCACGGCTCACCGTAGGAGTGTCGGGGCTAATTCTTATATTTTACCATCGTGACGATTTTTGGCGTCGATTTCTTTTCAACGGTGCAGGGCAGCGAATGATTTCCAACTGCGGTTCTGTACATGACCACAGCGGCGTTACAGATAAATCGTTCAGAAGTGCCATATCTACACCGAATCTCTCTGCCATTTGCATGGCCGCTTGGATAGCGACTCGAACATCATCAGTGCTGTACTTAAATGGATAGCCGCTAACTGTCATGCGACCACCGTGTATGCAATCGTCAGAAAGACAAAAAAACTCAATGCAAGAAATGCCTCATTAATCTCCACAGACTAGCTCCCTATACTTACGGAACCCGTCTCTGTCTTGCAGAGCGTGATCGATGAATTTCAGATACTGACGCTCTAAAAGAGATTGCCTGGCGATTTCTGTCCTGAGATAGACAAGCTCCATTGCCATCGCCAATTGCTGCTTCGGTGACAATGATTGCCAGTGATACTTCTGAGTAACGAATTGATCGAGCAAGCGATCATCGATTGGTTCAAGATCTAGCGTTTCCATATATCCTCCGTAGTAACAGCCCCCACTGCAAAAGTACCACAGCTAAACGCTAGCGTTTATATTTTGTTGTTATAACTAGTTGTAGCTTATTATTTCGTAATCTATGTCTGCTTCGGCTTTTCTGAGCTCTCCCCGATAATGATCGGATATTTCTTTGCGTAACGCCTTGTTTGTTTTCATCAGCGCATTCGCTTTTTCTCTCAGGATGTTCATATGGCCTTCCCCATATAACTGGGTTAACCAATCGGTAAACGCAACAGGATTAGATCCAAACCATTGATGGTGGTACCGGCATAAGCACACTGCATTATCCATGCTCCATCGAGTCGATTTCCTCGCCCGGGAATAGATATGAGCGCAGTCAGTCCCCTCGTTAAAACAATACTGGCAGCGGTGTTGATCTCTATGCCTTACGCACTTAGAAAACCAGATATCGCAGGCTTCCCTCTTAACCGCCATCGGCTTCATCTCCCCTCAGCAACTTGATCAAAACGCCGTCCGGCTCAAAAGTGATTTCCTCTTCTTCCTCGAGAGCCTCTTCCCATAACTCGCCAAATGCATTGATCTCCATGTCTATGGTGATGCCATCAGGGAAACTATCCGTATAAACATCGGTCTGCTTTGCGTTCGATAGGTTAGTGTGCGCGCCGGCTATCGTAGATGTCAGAAACAGGGCCGATCCCTTTGGTAAAGGAACCTCAATAATATTCATCATTGTCGCGGTCTCACTGTGATCCTGGCTATCTCGCCATGCTCTTTGTCATAGGTTATAACTTTTGCGCCCCGCTGAGAAACCCAGCCTCCTCGAGCAGCATAGGCATCCCTAGCGCTGAGCGTAGGATGTTGCTCCGCGATAGCACCTCCATCTTCAATTATACGTTCATGATGATAGTGGCCGGTGTGAATGTATGTGCAATTTGCGCCACCCCACATCTCACGAAACCTGGGTTCGCTAGCAAACAATTTATGAAGTTGCGCCAGCTTCACCTTATGACCATGGTGGAATCCGAGCATCGTCTTTCCATGCAAATATGCGTAGTACGGAAAGTCGTTATCAATAACCTGTAGTCGATCCTCATCAGCGAACAAATGCTTGATGTGTTTGCGTAACCAGATACTCCCAGAAATATCATGATTGCCTTCCGCTGAGACAACTAGCACTTTGTCGAATTTTCTGAGCATCATCTCAACTGCTTCAGTCATTACTGACATCGCCAGGTCAACTAGCTTGCCATAACGGGTATCGGCGTCGAGTATATGACCTGACTGCGGAGTCACGCTTAGGATTCCATCCCAGTGTAAAAAATCTCCAAGCTGGCATAGCATCCCGATCCCGGAGCGAGGTGACGCTTTGATCATGTCGCTAATTGAGTTTAAGAAAACATCCCGAGCGATATTCACATCCCAATCATCGCCCGTCTCTGCCTCATAGGCATACATGCCTAGATGGAAATCCGTAATCGTTAGGAGAGTTAATAAATTTTCGTCGCTGACTTTTGGCGCAGGTGTAGTCTTAAATCTTTTTAGGTTGCTTTGTGCAGCCTCAATACGCTCAACCAGAATCTCAAACTGCCGCTTCTCATCTGTCTGCGACTTTACCCATTGGCGTACTGGTCTGCCGTCTTCATCGTAAAACGTGGAAACGCCCTTGATCTTATGCCCGTCTGGCACCGGGTGAACCCAATCGTGCTCCCTGCTGTATCCGCGCACTTGAGCCTTTTGCCTAATGCCAACGAGCACGTTTTTTACAGCGTTACGGGTGACCCCGATTTTTTTGGCAGCTTCCGCTTGAGACAATCCTTCTACTAAACAAAGCCTCACGCATTTCAACTGTTTTTCTGTAGAGCAAAACTCTAACAGCGGATGATCCATGCTATCCCCCTTTGATTTGCATGTACTCCGAATCTGCTGGGCATGTCAGCGTTACACCACAATCTAGCGCCCATGCCATAACCTGATCCATGAACTCGCACATTTCACCAGGTGATAACTTGCTGGTGCCGCGCACTTGTCCCTCAATCACCGTGTTATTACAGTAGATATCCTCTGTCCCGAGAAATTTGTTTTTCAGCATAAGCGCCATGCGCTCTTTGTCTATGTCTGCGCCTCCTGCCGTGAAGTGAGCAGCCATTTCTTCGCACCACATCCACCACAACGCATTCTGACTTTTTGATCTCTTGCCAGAATACCTAGACACCTTCCATTGTACAGGGTATTCCCAATTCCATTCACGCTCTAAATATTGCTGAAAATAGCGAACTCGATCCTCTAATTGATCTTTGCTTTTGACCAACCAAAACTCAGCCACGTTTTGCTTCCAATATTTTGTCCTGATACTGACGCCAACGAATGCATACTCTGCCGCATTTCGGGCATTGCTCGTACTTCGTTACCACTTCTTTGTTTTTTGTTTCCTCTCTGGAAACAGTCATCGCCCCGCATGAACACTGCATTATTCGCTCCTCGTCTCATGGTCAATCATCAAGTCGATGTAATGCTTGGCTTTGCGGAGATCCTCCACGCCACCCTTGTCCTTCCACCTTGAAACGTACTTGATCACCGCGTGCTCGCAGATGCCTAAGCCGTTCTCTAGCGCGTACTGTAAGGGCTGAATCTTGAACTGCTTGTAGTGATCCCCGCCAACTTGATGATCCCAACTGCTCATACTTCCTCCACTAATACCGTCCTTCCATCAGGACGTTTCTTAAAAGTCTGCCCACCGTCTTCCCACAGCTTAAACGTGCCCTCAAAAGGCGCATGTCGCTGCTTCGCCACCACTAGCTTGAATCCTGGCTCTTCCAGTAACTTGGTTTCTTTCTCGTTGAGGGGCATGCCCATCTCCGCGGCTTCTGCTAAACGAGCTCGTCTCTTGTTGTGCCAGCAGATAAATAACATGTGCGCCTGATCAACAATCGTGCCGCCTCCGCGAACATCAAATCGCGTTGGCAAGTATTCGTCGCCCCCAGACTGCGGCTTTCTGACGTGATGAACGACAGCGATATGAACATCCTTGGCCTCTGCCATACCTATCAACTGGTTGCAGAACAACCGCTCCCGCTCAATGTCGTCAGTCACCCCGCAGAACTGTAGGTTATCGAGAACAATAAACTTGCATCCCCTGTCAGCCATTGCAGCGATTGCACCCAATGCCTCCAGGGGCTTAACGCCACCGAGCGCCCTGTACCAACAAACTTTGTCCTGCACCCAGTCATAGAACCGCCTGGCGTAGGCGTGGGATATTCGATCAGATCCAGCGGCTTGCTTGCACATCATGAACGCCTGATCCTCGAGCTTCATCTCAAAACTGGCTATCCCCACCGTTGCGTGACGCGCAACATGTAACGCCACTTGGGATATACATGTGCTCTTCTTGTGTCCGTTGATGCCACACCAAAGACTGACCGCACCCGTATGCATCCGTACCAGATGATGCGTATCAACCCACGGCAGCGTAAACCCAGTGAGATTGCCTCCACCTTCGACCCGGGCTAGGAACTTATCCTCAAATGCGTTGATGCCGACCACATCAGCCGCTTCGCTCCTGGCGAAGATTTCTTGCAAGTCCTTGTCGGTAAAATCAAACCTTCTTTCCTGTATCACACTTCCCACTCCCGTATTTCATCTTTTTGTTTTGGAAAGACCGATCTCCATCCGCACTCAATCGCTTTATCAACTGCATCGCGTTGAGACTCCGGGTCACAGCCCTTCAGTTTGTTCGCCACCAAAGTCAGCGCTCTCTCCGTTGTCGGAGCCTTAAATTTCCTCCTGTACTTAACCCAGTTTTTCCACGCCTCTGGATCGACTCCATCAGGCACTTTGCGACTATGTTTTTCCTTTGGTGGTTCTTTTGATGGTTCTTTGATGGTTAGATTACCAATATTGGGTGTATCCATATGCCCAATATCGGTAGAACTGATATGCCCGATATCGGTAGAACTGATAGACCCAATATCGGTAGAAATGAGGAGCTCATACAGGGTGCTTTTTGAGTACCTTCGAGTCTTCTTTAGCAGACCACATTGCTCCAACGACTTCAGCGCTGAGGCAACGGTCTTCTGGTTAGCGCAACTACGCGCACAGATATCCTCATAGGAGGGCCAGCACTGATTGTCCTCATTGGCGCGATCTGCCAACGCAATCAGAATAGCTTTCTGCGTGCTAGTAATGCCGCTGACCATATTCAGCGCCCAATTGATTGCCTTAATGCTCATGCTGGATGAATCTTAGTCGCTTCTTCTATGACCTTAGATACAAATCCATTGCCCTCTGAGACCCTCCGGAGAGCGTCTCTGAAGCGTTCTTTGTCACCCCTAGAGGGTACCCTACCAAGAGCCCTATCGTGCTCCCAGAGCTCAATGACGAACTCGTCAGCGGTGCTTTGCGATACTCGACGCCTGGACTCCTGCCTATAGTGGGTTTCAGGATACAAATCGTCGTAGTTTAGGTTAACTGCGTCCAGAACCTCAGTGGCACCGCAGCCGGCCTTACAATGTATTAGAACTACGCCATCGGCCTTTTCAGTGATATGCAAACTAGGTGATCTATCTGAGTGTGCTGGGCATACCGCAACCCAACGTCCATCCCCCAATTCTTTGTATTTTTCTACCCTGTTCAGAAGCTTTTCAGCCGTCATTTACGCCCCCTATGCGTGATATAATGGATAACCCTCCACCCCCGTGGACTTGCCCCCGAAAGGGGGCTTTTTTTAATCTTCCTCCCAACCAAAAAACGTCCCCAGGTCTATTCCCATCGCCTCACACAATGCTTGGATCGTATGGGCTTTAAGATTAGGCTGTTGACGCCACCTGACAAGTTGTTGCGGCGTGCAGCCGACTCTCCTCGCCATTTCAACGCTAGAGATATTCTTGCCGTCTTGCAGGGCGCACAGACGTTTACCACAGTCAAAATATTCCATCAAAACGGAATATCCTCCATTGAGGAGACAGTCTCTGCTTGCCGCGGCCTTGCGCCAGACGGGCTAGCTTCACCCTGTTTCGCCTGACTAGAGATGCTCAGGTATTTCTGACCATTCTTGTCTTCTTTGAGCCAGGCAGAAAGCCAACGATCCTCGCCCTCTACATTGATACTGCCCTTGTAATCTGGCTGCTTATCGTTTTGCTTCTTATCATTGCGAAAAAGCACTCCGCGATTAGTGTTGTCATAGTCCATTTGCCACCTCCTTCCGTGCAGCGTTCATTTCATTAGTCTTTAAATAAGACCTCTCAGCGGTGGTGAATACACCCCCTTTAGTCGGCGCCAAACCAAACAGCGCCTCCCTGGTGTCGTTGTCGAGCTCCATATAGCACTCAGCGACCCAAGATACGTCATCCTTTTCTATGCCCTCTTTAATAGCGATTACGGATGCCCAGTTCTCTCTAACAGCGTGGAGATGATTGGCAAGTTGCATTCCTCGCTGTTCATATGCTTTCAGCTTGCTCTCAATCTCTTCGTTAATAGCCTGATTGGTGATGGCGTTAGCCACCTCCTCAGCACTAGCATACTCCGTCCCGGCAAACCCGCATGCGCTTAAACAGCGCCCAATGGCACTAGTCTCGCAGTTTTCGAGGGCGCTGGTGCGATTGATATTGCTGGAAGACCTGAACTCCTCTGCGAAGCCGGTAGCGCGTACCCTACCAGATTCGTCCTTTATTATTGCCTTGATCACCACACATTCTGCGTCCAGGCTAACAATCTCTGTCTCAATCGACCAATCCGGCTTTGCTTCAATAAACTCAGCAACTCGAGTGCTAATGAGTTTATATTCTTTTCCGCGGATATTAACGGTTCCGCTCATATTCACCCTCCATTATCAATTCAACAACTTCTTCTGCATTTAGAACTGCGCGCCCTTGGTAAGTGCATTCTTTGATGTCCAAAGTGCCGACTTGGTGCAGCCCACGCTCACCCCAGAACTCATGGGGTTCAACCTCCTCCTCATATGTATACTTTGTAGACAGGTCATGCGCTTCCACCGCTATCCACACAGTATCTTCATCTGCATCTAAAATAGGACAACCGCGGTATTGAGTCAGAGCCTCATCAATGCGGCCCCTTAACTGGACAGTCACTAACATAATCACCTCCCCGTGAAACCCAAGGGGAGTGTAATCTGAAATGATTATGAGCGGTTATATTGTTTGGTTATAAAAACCTAGTAAGACCAAATAGCAGGAGTCGGACGATCATAATCCCAATCGAGATGAATGAATCTCCCTTCCCCTTTCTGATTGACACCGATCCTCGGGCAACCATGGGCTATGGCAACCTCAAGAAGCCTATAGGCATCATCCCGGGACACGCCAATATCTATTGCCTTGCCGGTACAGTGAGCTCCAGGCTGTTGCTTCTTGGCTTCTATGGGATGGTCAACGCAGCGGTACCCGCTGGTCACAGGCATTGGCCCAAACTCTCTGCGAATTGCGTTGAGGATGTGCAGAACTTGCTCATCAAACTTATATTTCCCGCAGTGCTGGCAGGATAGCTCTTCTACCGAAAAATAACTCATTTGTCTCTCTGAACGCCCTTGGCTTTTTCGTATGTTCGCATGGCACCCAACCCAAGCATGCCCATCAAAACTGGCATCATCGTCTGTAGATCGACCAGGGGCACCTCAATGTCTGAACCGTTGAGGCGCAATATAAGATTGCCGACAGGAGCAACCAGGAAATTACAAGCCATCCCCAGCACACAAACCCAAGCAACAGCAGGGCGCCAGCCAGCAACAAACAAAGACTTGTGTGCAGCTTCTGTTTTATTGACTTCCAACTGCGACTTAGCAAGCTCATGAGCGTGCCTCTCTGACATGGTGGCGATTTCATGCGCCAGGCGATTGCGCTCATCGGCATCAGGAATGAATTTATCAAGCAGGCTGGATACAGGGCCAATCAATAGATCAATCATGCGGATAGCGCCACTCAGGATCGCTTGTAGAAGTTACAGTGCAGGATGTCAAAATCAGAGCAAGCAATACGGCTTTCACTTATCGGCCTTGCCATCTAATTTGGTTTCGATAGCATCCAGCTTATCAAAGAGCCTCTGCATATCCTGCTTCCATTCTTCCCGCTTGAGATACTCGCCAGCGACAGACACCTCTAGCTTGCCAACTTGATAGTCAAGACTCTTAACGGTGTCCCACATACTTTTAAGCAACAGCGCGTAGGCTCCCGCACCAATGGAAATGATGGTGTTTATAAGAGTCTGATCCACAACT